AAAAATAATTAAATGTGTTTTCACTAGTGCCTTACATTATAATATACTTCAGGAGCGACCATAAAATTTGATGTTAATGATTTTAACTTTGTTACCATATCATAATCCTCACCATTTCTGTTATTTTCGAATAACAGATTCCCAAATTTATTTTTAAAACAAAAAGAAATACCAACACTTCCAAATGATAATTCATCATTATTTGGTGGTGGTAAGATACGACCATTATTATAAATCATTCTCCAAACAACAAAATCATAATGAGAATATTTCCCAAATAAATCTTTTACATAGTCTTGATGTAAAGTGTCATCATCATCTAAAAACCCAATCCATTCTGTGGTGGTAACACCAAACCAATTACTATAAATGTTACCGGTAGAAACTTTAGAACATTTTTTTACTTTTTTAATCCCAATATTTCTAACCAATCCAGATTGACCATTATGCTCACCAACTACTCCTGTCTTATCTATCTTAATTATTTTAATTCTATCATCTTTAAAATCGAGACCATCGACTCCGTCATAAATAACAATACACTCCCAATTTGGATTAGTTTGTTTTAATAATGATTCAATTGAATTAACAATTGTTGGTCTATTTAATGACGGTATAATGAATGTTATCTTATTTTCCATTTGTAAATAATTTATGTTGGTGTTTTTTAAAAAATTCCGATAATCTCTCACCATCTAATTTTTGTCTTTCATTAATACCTAATACCTCATTCCTTGATTTAGATTCATAATGAACGGCAACAGACTTACCGGAAATATGATTTTTATAACCTAAAAGTATGCTAGTTAAATTCAACTCAACATCTTCAAAATATTCCACATAATTTTCGTTAAACATTCCACACTTAACAAAAATATTTTTTCTAATCATTAATAATGCACCTGTATTTCCAGATATGGTTGTATTGTTATTGATAAAATTATAATACGAACCATATCCAACGTGACCAAGTCTTAATTCATTATTTTTATCCATATTAACCATAACCCCACTATGTTGAACGGTATTATCTTCAAAATGTAATCTAGCCCCAACAGTACCGACATTACCACTTTCTTTGAAGACAGTTAACATATTATAAATGACATTGTTCAATAGTTTAATATCGTTATTACAGAATAGAATATAATTGAATTCATCTGTTACATGATTCTTTACTACATCATTATTAATCTTGGCGAAATTATAATAGTCGTATTCGATTAATTTAACATTACTTCTTAATGAAATGTGTTCTTTTATTTTAGATTTTTCTTCATCGGAAGAACCTGTATCGGCAATAAAAATATCAAATAAATTAGTGTTACAATGAGTATTAAATGAATCAAGACAAGGTAGTAATAACTCTAATTTTCCTTTAGTTGGAATAATTACTGCGACTTTACCAATATTCTTCAATGGTTTTTCTTTTATGTTTTCAATATAAATTTTTTCAGGTTTTAAGTCTAATGGTAAGTTTGATTTATACTTCTCTAAAAACTTTTCTTTTGATTCAAAAAATTCTTCGTTTGGTTGACCAACAGACTGATGTGTAATATCAAAAGAAGATGTTACACCAATCTTCACACCATCTAAATAATTTGGAACACAGAAAGAATGGTCGTAAAAATGGAATTTCCCAATTGTCTCATCAAATTGATGTTTAATTTTTGTTTTATCAAATGAGATAAATAAACCATCAATTGTAACTACTGGTATTAATTCTGGTAACTTAGTTGAATATCTACTCAACCATTTATTTTGACCCTCGGGATGGTGATAAACCTGACCAACCATTGTTTGTTGCATTTTCTCCCAGTATATTCCTGATTCAGGAAAATAACATGAACCCGCTTTCCCTATGATACCGTATTCGGGGTTTTCTTGGAAGTTTTTAAGTAACTTCTTACCCCAACCTGTTTCTATTTTAATATCGTTGTGTAGACACACAACAATGTTGTTTTTTGATTCACTTATACCTCGATTATAAATCTCAGATAAAGAATATTGATTGAAGTTTTCATACTCAAGTATTTCAAAGTTCTTTACCCCAATACTTTTTGTTAAGTGTTCTTTAAAAGATTTATTATAGTTTAAATCTTTATGTGTTGAATATATTATTGTAATCATCCTTTTAATAATTTAAATTTTTTAAAGTTGTATCCATCATAAACATGTTCCATATAGAAAAGTTGACCGATAGGTTCACCCATCGGTTGAACGGATACTAAGTCGTTGGCAATCGGTCTCATCATATTTTGGATTATGTCTCTATCTATTTGTGCGGTTAGTTCTTGGTTTAGTATTGCCATTAATTCCGCTTCGGCGTCAATATTATGGTTTACATTTAAATCCTGAACCATTTCTGGTGTCCATTGGGCTCTAATTCTTCTTACACCATTACGAACCTCAACTGTTCGAATATTTAATCCGACTTCAGGTAATCCATAACCACTTAATAATTTGAAATTTGACAATGACATTGTTGAAATATATCAAAAATTAATGACAATAACAAATATTAATGACTTAATATTTTGAGTTTTTTACACCACCCGTCTCGTGTTGTTGTACCTTATCTTTAAAATCAGAATCTTTTAAAAATAAATCTATTGACCTATTTACAAATTTCTGTAAGGTTAAATCCGTTTCTAAAGTTACTTTCTTAAATTCATAGTAATTTCTATCAATTATTTTTACGCTAGTAAGTTTAGTATTTGTGTTGCTACTCATTTTATATATATGTATGTAAATTTTATATCGGTATATAAATTATATATACGGATAGGGTAAAAAATATCGGACATTGTCCGATAAATGTTTGGTGTTGTTATTCCGAAATAGGTGTATCTAATGTATCGTTAATTTCGTCAATTTTTTTAACTAATTGGTCAACTTGTTGTTCCATAAGATTAACTTGTTGTTGAATTTGATTACCACCCTCAGTTAGTTGAATAGTTACTTGTGAATTCCCAATTGGTTGTGGGTTATTCTTTTTTTTGCATCCGCATCCCATAATTTATGTTTTATTTATATTATTTTATTTTTTTATCCTCGTGCTGGACCAAACTCAAACGGAAAATTATTGGAGAAATCAGCAATAAATTCAGTCTCAACTTCTTTTACTTTATTTTCACCTCTGTTAATCCACTCATCAGTTTTTTGTATCCCATCAAGTTTAATTTTGAATGTTGTAATTATTTCAACCACCTTATCAAAAATAAGTTGAGTGGGTAAATCTTCTTCGATTTTTCTAAATATTCTAACAATAACTGGATGTGTTAAAGTTGTTATATCACCATTATATTTTTCTATATTATCTAATAGATATAATGCAGAAAATTCACAAGCCAAAGCCGAATTTCTTTTATTTTTGGTATTACTCAGAAACCCAATATTTTCCCATTTAGTGATTAATTCACTTGAATTTTGTTCTTTTAATGTTTTTAATAATTCTCCCATAATTTTAATGTTTTTTTATAAATATTTGTTTTATTGTTTTTTATTACTTACCTTTACCGAAAGATATCAAATAGAAAACAAATAGTAAATGGAAAACAAAATAAAAAATTTACCTGAATTTAAAAAAATGTTGAATAAAATCCACAATATTGATTGTGTTGAGGGTATGAAACAACTACCTGACAGTTGTGTGGACTTAGTGGTAACAAGTTGTCCGTATAATGTTGGTATTTCATATGATGTACACATTGACAACGAACCTATGGATGATTACTTTGAATGGTGTAAAATATGGTTATCTGAAGTTTATAGAACACTAAAGGATGATGGTAGGGTTGCATTAAACATACCATATGAAGTTAATGTTAGAGAACGAGGAGGTAGAGTATTCATCGCATCCGAATTTTGGCAAATAATGAAAGAAATTGGTTTCGGTTTCTTTGGTATCGTAGATTTAGAGGAAGATTCTCCACACCGTTCAAAAACTACGGCTTGGGGTTCTTGGATGTCATCTTCTTCACCTTACATTTACAACCCTAAAGAATGTGTAATTCTTGCATATAAAAAGGACTATAAGAAAAATTCTAAAGGTCTTCCTTTTTGGGATTACACAACAACTCAAGTTGAAGATGAGGAAGGTAAAGTAAAGAATAAAAGAATCTACGAGGATAAAGATAAAAATGAGTTTATGGAACTTGTTTTTGGTCAATGGAAGTACTTTAACGATACCAAATCACTAACTAAAGCAACATATTCATTGGATATTCCAATGAAAGCAATTAAAATCCTATCATTTAAAAATGATATTATCATGGACCCGTTTTCAGGTAGTGGTACAACATTTTTAGCAAATGAAGTTTTAGGTAATAAAGATAACTTTATTGGTTTTGAACTATCAGAAAACTACACAAACATAGCAATGGGTAGAATCTATGGTCATAGAGATGAAAAAAAACAATTAAAATTGTTTACTGAACCGGGTTCTTAGGTGTACCTAAGTACATATTAACCTTATCCCCAACCTTAAAGTCATTAGCGGTACCCGCTGGAAATTCTATAACATGGTCACCTATACCTGTATATTTTGGTGGTGTCATTCTGTGTCGGTCAACCAATGGACAGTTTAGATGAATACCGTTGATTCTATTTTTATTTACAAATACAATATCTAACGGTATTAGACAATTTTTCATCCAAAATGAATGGTGACCCATTCCCATTTTAAAAACCATACAACCTTCTAATGAAGGTCTACCCATCATACCTTTAGTTATTTCCTCAGTTGTGGATAAGTATTCTGCTGAGTATAGTTTGTTGTTTATTATTACCGACATATTTTAAATAAATATTTTGTCTTTTCGTTTTTTTTTCATATATTTGTCAATATGAGTGAATTTTTATTTGGTGGGGAGTTTGAATACGATGAAAAAGAAGATTTGAACGTATTTGTCAACAATTTAAAACCCGAAGTTTCACACGCCATTCTTGAAATGGCTCTTAATCATGCAAATAAACAGGGTGCTTTTAGTATCTTGGAATCCCATTGCATATATAAATGTTTAGAAAAATTAAAAGACAATGAAAATAAAAAGAATCATATACATAATGATGATATTGACGGGCATTCTAATTGAGAAGTACGGATTACAAACTGATAATGTTGAACTTGAAAAATATTTCGGGTTTGGTATTATCTCATTAGGTTCGTTTAATATCATACTTGATTATTTAAAAAATAAAAAAAATGGATAAAGTACAAGAAAAATGGATAACCGATTTCTTTATTATTAAAAAGAAACATCATTGGTTTTTAATCCCAACACCAGTTTTTTACTACCATAAATATGAGTTTTTAGAAACTGGAGTTTACACACCCTCTTGGGGATTAACTATTAGATGGTTAATATTCATGGCGGGAGTTCAATCACAAAAAGCATATTCAAAAAAGTAATATATGAAAATAAAATTTGAGTACATTTGGTTAGATGGTTGTTTACCTGAACCAAGTCTTAGAAGCAAAATTAAAGTTGTCGATTATAATCCAACAAATACTGGATTAGTCATTAGTGAAATTCCTAATTGGGGATTTGATGGAAGTTCAACAAATCAGGCGGAGGGTAACTTCTCCGATTGTTATTTAAAACCGGTTAGATTTTATAAAAACGAAAACAGTAAAGATGATTACCCAACAGTCTATGTATTGTGTGAGGTACTTGATGGTAATGGTGGAACACACAAATCAAATCAAAGATTCCATTTAGGAAATGAAGATGAAGATTTATGGATTGGATTTGAACAAGAATATTTTATTCGTTCAGGACATAACCAACCTGTATTGGGTTTTGAAAATGGTGGGATGATTGACCCACAAGGAAAATATTATTGTGGTGTTGGTGGTCATGTTGTTGGTAGACTTATTAGTGATGAACATTTAGATATGTGTTTAAACTATGGTATCAATGTTGAAGGAACGAACGCAGAAGTTGCGTTGGGTCAATGGGAATATCAAATATTTTCTAAAGGTAAATTAAAAGGTGCTGACGATTTATGGATGTCTCGTTATTTCTTAAATAAAATTTCTGAAAGATATTCGGTAGCAATTGAGTTACACCCTAAACCAATCACAACAGGAGAATGGAATGGTTCAGGTTTACATACAAACTTTTCAAATAAGAAAATGAGAGAAGAAGGTGGAGAAGAGTATTTCACTGCTATCTTTAGAACATTCGATTCAAGAGCAAAAGAACATATTAATAACTATGGTTCGGATAATCATTTAAGATTAACCGGTAAATATGAAACTCAATCTATTGATAAATTCTCATGGGGTATATCAGATAGAGGAGCATCAATAAGAGTACCAAAAACTGTTGGTGAAACATGGAAAGGCTATCTTGAGGATAGAAGACCGGGTTCTAATGCTGACCCATATAAAATTCTTAGAGTTATTTCTGAGTCATTATCATTGGCGGACGAGTTAAAAAATACATTACATGTAATGTACGCTGAAATTAATACAGATGAATTATCAAACAAATATGGTACACTCACAAATGATGAGTTATTAGATGAGTATAAAAAAGATTAATAAATGAATTCACCCATAAGATATTACGGAGGTAAAGGAACGATGTTCAATAATATTATACAATATTTTCCAAACAAAGAGGACTATGACATTTATGTTGAACCATTTGGTGGTTCGTACTCTATTGGTTTAAAAAAAGAACCAGCAAAGGTTGAAGTTTATAACGACTTAGACCAAAATGTTTATTCATTGTATAAGGTACTATCTGACCCTGAAATGTTTCAAAGATTTAAGGACAGATGTGACTTGATTCTTTATTCCGATGATATCCGAAAAGAATTCAAACAAAAACTAAAACAAGAAATCTCAATTGAAGATAGGGCGTTTTATTTTTTCTATGTAAATAGAACATCACATAACGGCATTGGTGGTTTCTCATCTAACTCAAGTATTAGAAGAAACATGAGTAAAGCGGTTTCTGATTTCTTATCTTGTATTGATAGATTACCTGAACTTCACAATCGTTTATCAAGAGTAATCGTTACTAATACAAACGGTAATGATTTAATCAGGAAATATAACGACTCAAAGAATATGATTTACTGTGACCCACCTTATGAACAATCAACAAGAACCGGAGCAAGGTATAGTGTTGATATGAATAGAGAAGGTCATTTAGATTTTTTAGATGCGGTTATTAATAGTAGTTCTAAAATTCTAATTAGTGGTTATGATTGTGAACTATATGAAACGCTAACTGATAACGGTTTTACTAAGATTAATTTCGAAGTTAAAACCATTGATGGTAACTTTAATCCTAAAATAAAAACAGAAACTCTTTGGAAGAATTATTAATTAATGTACATTCATATAACACCTGAAGAATTTGAAGACGATTTTAAACAACCATGGAAACAAGGTCTATTAAAACACCCCCACATTGATTATGCAACAAACGCAATTCATTGTTATTTTGAAGATAAGGAAGTTATTATTTTTAGATTTAAAAATTATGGGTTTATTAATGATAATAGATTCAACAAATATGAACTTTCTTCAGGTACTGCCGGAATAACAATAAGAATAACCAAAAGTGATTATGTATAAATTTGAACTAACCGAATCGGAAATTAAAAAATTCGAGAAGTGGAAAAAAGAAATGAAAAAAAAGAATGATTCCATGCCAACAGCCGGTGAAAGATGGACATTCATGTTCACACCATCTGGTTTGGGGACTATTGTTTGGGCAAAGGATGAAGCAACGGGAGAAGAAATTGATTTAACAGATTGGGATAATTTTTAAAAAATAAAATAAAAAAAATGGTAGCACAAGAAATTTTAGACACATTCGTTTATGAAACATTAAACGGTAAATTCGGGGTAAACAACCCGACAGAGTTCGACCAAGTTATTGGTACGTTTGATACAAAAATTGAAGCTGAGAACGCTTTAAAGGAGTACATTGTAACTCAAAAAATTGAATTTGAGTAATTAAATGCAAACAAAAACGGAAAAAATAATTACAAAAATTATATTTTTTATAACACTCATTTATGGGATTGCCGTTATTGTTAGTGCATTGAGTGGATGTACTAAAAATTAATTTAAAAACATAAAAATGAATGAAAAAAAGAAACCAGATTTAGTTGTTTGGGATGAATTAAACGGTTATGATGCAAAGATTAAATCGTACCCAACTAATATTGGTGCACCCTCTTTTGAATTACCAAAAATTGATTTAATAAAAACTGAATCGGCCAAAAAAATGGTCGATGTTTTTAATAAAGAAAAAAATGAAATCATAAAAAAAATAGAAAAACTATATCAAGAGTATAATGATTCTATTTTGGTTTGGGAGTCTAAAATATCATTCGACCCAATAGTAGGTAAAACATACTACCTATATTCTTTTAATGGGGTAAACACACTATCTCTACTATCACCAGAAGAGTGGAAAAAATTTGATTCTTTTATTGGTACATATGAATTAAGTTCAGATAGAAAATGGATAAAACAATAAAAAATTATGAACAAATTAGATAATGAACTTTAAAACAAGAAAATTAATAAAATACGAAGACCTCAATTCAAGGGGGTCTTTGTTTGGTGGACAACTATTAAAATGGATTGACGAAGAAGCTTCAATCTATACCATATGTCAGTTAGAAACAAATAAAATTGTTACAAAATTGATGTCAGAAATTAACTTTATGAAACCATCATATCTTAATGATGTTATTGAAATTGGTGTTGATGCGGTTTCATTTGGTAGAACTTCAATTACATTAAAGGTTGTTGCCAGAATAAAAGACACCAAAAATGAAATATTAAAAATAGATAAAATGGTATTTGTCAGTATTGATGAAAATGGTAAACCAATCCCTCATGGAAAAACAATAAAAAAATTATGAATAAATTAGATAAAGATTATTGTAACCTACTTCAAGACATACTTGATAATGGAGTTAAAAAAGAAACAAGAAATGGTGGTACCATTTCAGTATTTGGTAGACAAATCCGTCACGATATGAAAACTGGATTTCCGTTGATTACAACCAAGAAAATGGCTTGGAAGACAATGGTGACTGAATTACTATGGTTTTTACGTGGTGATACAAACATCAAGTATTTGGTTGATAATAGATGTCATATTTGGGATGGTGATGCTTACCAAGCCTATATTAAAAGATATAATAAAGGTGAATATATTGGTAAAACCAAATTATTAGAGAATTCTAAGAAAAATAGAACATTAACTGAACCATTTACAATAGAAGAATTCATTGACAAAATCAAAACCGATGATGAGTTTGCTAAGAAGTGGGGTGAGTTAGGTCCTATCTATGGAGCACAATGGAGAAATTGGATTAGAAAAACTACACGAGACGAAAAGATTGTTGAACCTGGAGTATATGAAACGAGTATAGACCAAATCCAAAATCTAATCAACGACCTTAAAACAAACCCAGACTCAAGACGATTAATGGTTACTGCGTGGAATCCCGCAGATTTAGAAGCATCCGTTCTTCCGCCTTGTCATTATGGATTTCAAGTTTATACAAGAGAGTTGAGTTTGGAAGAAAGGTTATGTATTGCGGATAAGTTTAATCCACTAATTAGAGAGGATTGTTTAACTAAAACACACCATACCGATGAAACTGAAGAATTAAAATTGGTGTATAGACACGAATTTTTAGATAGTTTAGGACCTAATGTAGTTCCTCAAAGAAGAGCAATCTCTTTGATGTTTAATATGAGGTCAAATGATGTCCCATTGGGTTTGCCATTTAATATTGCATCATACGCGCTTCTTTTAGAGATTATTGGTAAAATTGTAAATATGGTTCCAGATGAATTAATTGGTAATTTAGGTGATTGCCACATATACCTCAATCAAATTGAAGGTGTTAAGGAACAAATTGGTAGACCTTATACGCCAGAAGAAAGACATGAATTGTTAAAAACCGCCATGGGAAATTTTTACCAAACAGCAGTTGATGAACAAGTTCCTTTTGGTGGTGGATTGAGTGAATACTATGAATCATACAAAATACCATACCACTCGAGAGAACCTTTTGAATTACCAAAATTAAAATTACCAAAAACTGACGCATTTTGGAAAGGATTTGATGTTAGTTTGTTTGGTCATTTAGAACCATCGGATTTTAAGATTGATGGATACAAAAGTCACTCATCAATAAAAATGCCACTTTCAAATTAATTTATGAATAAAATCATTGAGGTATTTAAACAATACAAAACCCAATTAACATGGATATATGTATTTATGTTACTTACAGAACTTTCCATTTTATCAACACCTTTCTTATTGGGTAAGAGTATTGATGGATTGATTGTTGGTAACTGGTATTGGATTATACTTTTAGGTGTTTCATATTTCTTATCAAACTTCTTTAATTACAAACGAATGGTTTATGACACAAAAGTCTACACCACCATCTATAATAACATAGCGTTAAAATTCCTTAAAAAGGATGATGTTGATGTTTCAACTAAGATTGCTAGAACAGATATGGCACATGAAATTGTTAATGTCTTAGAAGGTTATGTGCATTATTATATTGCAACAATTGTAACTATAATTGGTTCACTTATTTTTATATTTTCTGAGAATTGGCAAGTTGGTATACTTGTTAGTACCTCAATTATTTTTATTGTTAGTTCAGTATTTATACTTTATAAAAAAATAAAACAAGGTATTAAGATATCAAATAACCATTACGAAAAAAAGGCTAAGTCTATTGAAAGTGGATATATGAGTTCCGAATCTTTCTTTAACAGAAGAAGAAAGATTGAAATATGTCAATCAACAATACAAGGTAAAAATTGGTTTCTTATAAACGGTATTAAGTATATATTTCTTCTTTTTTCAATTATACTATTAGTAACCACCACAAAAAATATTACAATAGGTAGTGTGATAACTGTATATTCCTATGTAAATAACTTTCTTATTTCCCTACTATCGGCACCAGTTGCAATTGAGATGTTTTTACGTATTAGTGATGTATTAAAAAGATTAAATTAAAAAATCTTGAGAGATTTATAATACACTTTTAAAAAATAAAATGTTATAATTAAAAAAAACAAATAAGAAAATGAAAATAGCAAAAATTTTAATTTTATGTTTTGGTCTGTTCGTAGTATTATACTCATGTACCAAAACAGAAGACACAATTACACCGGCTCAGTTCCCTAAAGATTTATCAATCAACGGATTTAATTTTCCTGAAGATTCAACAACCATTTATAAATGGTTAGATAATCAAGATACCACAAAAATTGTAAGTCATGCGTGGGGTATTTGGGCGGGTCTTACTGAACCAACAAATCAAAATTACAATGGACAAAACCTACTTGTGTTTGAAACATGGATGGGGGTACAAGAATTGGCTGCAATGTCCGCTCAAGGTATTGTTGCTAAAGATGGTGAAACGAGAAATCAAAGAACATCTTTAAGTGTACCCAAACAATTTTTACATGGTCATCTATTAACCAATGGTTCTAAACCAATCGATACTAATTTTGTTGTATTGGAAACGGTTTCTTATGACCCATCAGCAGCAAATTTTGTAACATCAAATCAATTGTTCAATAAGAGTAAATTGATGTCGTATAGTGTTAAAGATGGTATTGGTAAAGTTCCTGAGTTCCCTAATACGGCGATTACAACTAAACCAACATATTATACTGGTGTTCCAAACAAGAATGGTTTAATTAGAGTACCCGTTTGGGAGTCACCAAATCCAGCTAAGGCGTACAGATATACACAATGGCAAAAATGGGTATATGCAGATGTGAATAACAAACAAAAACAAAATAAAGTATTAGTTCCTGTTACATCATCTAATCCATCTCAATCAGAAATTGAAAATGCAACTTGTAATGTTAGTGATTTTATTAATTATAAAGTTGATAGAGTTGGGGCTGATTATTTAAATTCACATCAAGATGTTGGAACTACACCGAGTAGACAATTCATCGAGGGTGATTATGTATTATTAGTTGCGATGCATGTTACCACTAAAGAGTTTAAGAATTGGACATGGCAAACTTATTTTTGGTCTCCTGACCCATCTAATCCACCGTCACCGAGTTCAAAATTTGAAGCGGGATTAAGACCAAAAGAATTAAAAGGTGCGGCTTCACATTATGCGGTTAGTGCGGCTTATGCTATGGTATGGCCAAACCAACCAATAACAGGTGGTAGTGATAAAAATACAAGACCGATTATCGCATTTAATCCTTATTTAGAGGGTGGATTTGGACCTCAAGTATTCAGTTTACCTAATAAGTTCAGACCTGATTTTGTGTATGGTATGCAAACCAATTGTATGTCGTGTCACGCATTGTCAACCGTTAGTGGTAAGAATGGTTACACCACCAATCAATATATTGATATGGAGGACACATCCTTATTTAAAAATGATGTAAAATTAGATTTTACTTGGTCTGTTCAAGGAAATATTAATAAAGACAAATAATTGGATTTAAAGTGATTAAAATGATGAGCATATTAAACGAAAAAACGCAACCAAATTATGATTTTGGTTGCGTTATGTTATATTTTGAATTTCCCGAAATTACTTTCCTACATAAAATGATTGACGAAAAAGACATTTATACGGAAGAAGGTAATAATTCATTTGGATTAGAGGATGAACCACACACCACACTTCTTTATGGGTTACATGATGGAGTCACACTTGAAGATGTAAAAAATGTTATGGGTGAATTTAAGTTTGGAGATTTAATAGCTCACAACCCATCATTGTTCCAAAATGAAAAATATGATGTTCTTAAATTTGATATGAAATACCCAACTAAGGGTGATATGTTTTTACACAAATGTAACGAGGAACTTAAAATGTTTCCACATACTTCGGATTTTCCCGATTACCACCCACATATGACAATAGCCTATTTAAAACCTGGTAAAGGTAATAAATATCTTAGAAAGTTTGGTCAGATTGAATATAATCTAACACCTCAATATGGTGTGTATTCCCAACCAAACAGTTCTAAGACAAAAACTAAGACAAAAATAGTACTGAGGTAGTTTTTAATTACCCTTTCTACCCTGACCTCTATAGTTTTTCTCGCTACTATCGTGTTTGTTAAACGATTTTTTAGCTTTTCCACCCTTTCTTTTACCGAAAGTCATTTTTTGTGATGGGTTTGATTTACCTTTTGATGTTTTTGCTGCCATAATTTTTTTATGATAAATATTGATTTTCAAAAAAAATCAGTATATTTGAAAACTAAAAATAAATAAACATGGATATCCTAAATCAAAAATTTGTATATGCTGGAATTACATTGGTAAAAGACTACTGTAAAATTGACACAACAATTGAGGAATTTGAACCAGAAATTACGGAAATTTTTGACAGGTTACCCACAATTGGTCCATTGATTGATGGAAATACAACATTTAAATATGTTAATTTGATACCTAAAAAAGAAAAAGGACCAAAAACAAGATATTACTATGTTGAGGAAGACTGTAATATTAATTTAGAATTGGCATTAAAAAATAAATCGGAATTTGGTAGACATGATGGTCGATTTGAAACCACAAAAGATAAACACATTAAAAAACATTATGGTAACCCATTTGCTGCCGTTTCGGTAACAACCATAGAGAGAAGTATAAAAATTGTAGGTGATAAGGTTTATGTAAAATCATATCGACATAATAAAAACAGAGATGTAAATTGTATATACTTTAGAAAATCAACACATGTTAATAGTATAACTTTTGATTTAGTTAAAGGTGACATTACCGTTGGTGACATTACAATATCTTCAAAAATAAAAAGTAGAAGATATAGGAAAAACACATTCTCTCAGATAGAAAGGATTTTTTCTGTAAACAACTTCACTACTTTTACTAATTTAGTTAACACCAATTCACTAATTTATAATGAGTTTAAATCAATTATGGATGATAATGAATTTTTCAAAGTTATGTTTGAACAGATTGGTGAACCACTACCCGATGATTATGTTTTCCAAACCAATCTCGAAAATAAGGATATGTTACTAAGAAAAGTACTTTCTTTTTTTGTAAAAAGAAAAAAAATAAAAGTACCCAATGATTATTTTAATCTTT